CCCAAACATCTGGACAAGCAAAAAAAGATGCTGTTTTATCAGCTCTTACGGTTCTAGTTGCAAAAAGACCAGCTGGAGTTCAAATGTTTAGAGGAGTTACAAAACCTCATAGAGACATGATTAGGCATGGAAAACTTTCAGGTGGAGATAGATACGAAGGAAATGTTTTTGGACAACAAAGTCCTTTTATATCAAGTGGGTATCAAGAAAGTGTAGAAGCTGCAAAAATTGCTGAAAAGCACGTAGCTGGACTTGGATGGGCACCAGATAGATTTATGAATAAACCAATATCTGGAATTGGAGAATTAATAGAATTTGATATACCAAGAAGTTTTATGGATAAGTGGGCTGTTGGAGGTCCTCTATGGAGACAATATGGAAGATTTGGAGGTCAGCAATCTGGTTCTAGATTAATACCGGGTGCTAGGGAAATAGAAATTAAAAGGTCAATACCAGAAGAGTATATAACAAGAGTAACACCTTCAAGTGAAATAATTAGAAGTAAACTACCTGAAATCGGATTACCTTAATGGCAAGAACAACTAAAAAAACAAAAGCCCAAATAAATAAACAGTTATGGGATAGGGCAAATAATTCTCATAGACAAAGATGGCAAACTCTTTCACAAAAGGGTTATGATTTTTATCTAAATGAACAATTATCTAAAGAAGAAAAAGATGCATTAGAAGAATCTGGGATGCCTACATTTACTATTAATAGGGTAACTCCTATTGTAGAAATAATGAAATATTTTGTAACTGCTAATAATCCTAAATGGAAAGCGGTTGGAGCTACTGGAGATGATGTTGATATATCTCAAGTCCACTCAGATATTGCAGATTATTGTTGGTATCTATCTAATGGTAAATCATTATATAGTCAAATTGCTTTAGATGCCCTTACAAAAGGAATTGGGTATTTTTTAGTAGATGTCGATAAAGACGCTGATAGAGGAATGGGAGAAGTCAGATTTAGTAGACTTGACCCTTATGATGTATATGTTGACCCAGCAAGTAGAGACTTTTTATTTAGAGATGCAAACTTTATTCAAGTTCGTAAAAATATAGCAAGGTCTAGATTAATGAATATGTTGCCAGAATTTGCGGCTAAAATAAAAAAGGTAACTAGAAGTACCGATGTCGTATCTTATTCCGAAAGAGATGTTGATTTAGGAGAATCAATACAACCTGAAGATATTACAATGGGTATTAGCTTAGAAGCTGAAGACGAAGACATTATTGCATATTATGAAACATATCATAAAAAGAAATTTGAATACTACAATGTATATATAAAAGTTCAACCTTCCCCAGCTGAAATGGACAATATAAAAGAAGAGGTCCAAAAACAATTATCTGATTTTCAACAAGAAGTTGAAGTTGGGTTAATGGAAAAGCAAATTCAAATCGAACAATCTGTTCAGGCTGGCGAAATTATTCCAGAAAGAGCTCAATTAGAGATTAAAAAATCTCAAGAAATGGCAGCTCAGGCAATTAGAGAAAAAGAAATGCAATTAATGTCTGAGGCTCAAGACGCTGCAACTGTTATAAAACAACAAATAATGTCAGCATCAGATTATAGAGTTCTTTTAAAGTCTCCAGAAGCAAAAAAACAAATTGTTGATGCAATAAAATTTTATGAAAATAGAATTATACAAACTTGTAGCGCTGGGGATGATGTATTTTTATATGAATATACTTTACCAATAAGTGAATATCCAATTATACCTATTCCATATATGTATACTGGAACTCCTTATCCAATGAGTGCAGTTACTCCATTAATAGGAAAGCAACAAGAAATAAATAAAGCTCATCAAATAATGCTTCACAATGCAAACCTAGCTTCTAATCTTAGATGGATGTATGAAGAAGGTGCTGTTCCAGAAGATGAGTGGGAAAGATATTCATCCGCTCCCGGTGCATTGTTAAAATACAGACAAGGATTTGCTACTCCAACGCCAATATTGCCAGCTCCAATTAATAATGCTTTTTATACAGTTGTCCAAGAAGGTAAGGCTGATGCAGAATATATAAGTGGTGTTCCTTCTGCAATGATGGGTTTTACAAATGAACAAACTGAAACATATCGTGGGTTATTGGCAAATGATGAATTTGGAACTAGAAGATTAAAAGCATGGATGGGAAGCGTTGTTGAACCAGCTTTAGAGCATTTAGGAAGATGTTTTCAAATGAGAGCTCAAAGTCATTACACTGTAGAAAAAGTATTTAGAATAGTCCAACCTGAAGCTGGTCAAACTCCACAAGAACAAGAAAAAGAAGTAAGAATTAATATACAAATGTATAATGATTATGGAGATGTGATTGGAAAATTTAAAGATTATGCAAGTGCAAGATTTGATGTAAGAGTTGTAGCTGGAGCCACAATGCCAGTAAATAGATGGGCATTATTAGAAGAATATTTTAAATGGTTCCAAGCTGGATTAATTGATGATATAGCAATGATAGCTGAGACCGATATAAGAAATAAAAAACAGATAGTAGAAAGAAAATCTATTTATTCGCAATTGCAATCTCAAGTTGCTTCTATGGAAGAAGCTGTTAAAGATAAAGACGGTACAATAGAAACGTTGCAAAGACAATTAGTGCAAGCTGGTATCAAGATGAAAGTCGGAGATGCTGGTAATGAAATACGAAAAGATGTTCTCGAAACTGAAGCTCAACAAAAACTTCTAAGAGGAATGTTGAAAGTTGAATTTGAAAAGTTAAGAGACGAAATGAAAATGGATATAGAATCTTCAAAAGAAGATGTTGCTAAAAATGAGTAATATTAACTCTTGAAAAGTATTCTATATGTTTATTAATTTAAAAACAACTCTAAAATAGGAGATAGTATGTCAGAACAAGTAGGTAACGCTACAGAAGCCCCCGAAAGTGCAAACGTACAAGATGCAGTAATGGACATGACTTCCGATGATTTCTTTGAAGCATTGGATAGTCAGGTCAATGGTGCAATAATAGACGAACCTTCGCAACCAACCTCGGAACAAAGCGATAACACGCAGACGAGCCCTAATGTAGAAGTTCAGAACGAAGAATCTGTTTCTAGCGAAATGGATACTTTACAAAAAAGGTATAGTGATTCAAGTAGAGAAGCAAAAAGGTTAAACGGAAAACTTTCCGAATTAGAACCTTATATGCCTATCCTTGATGCTATGCGAGAAGACCCTAATTTAATTACTCATGTGAGAAATTATTTTGAGGGTGGAGGTCAAACCCCACAAACAATGACTGAGAAGCTGAATCTAGGAGAAGACTTTGTTTTCGACGCTGATGATGCTTTTTCTCAACCTGATTCTGATTCAGCAAGAGTATTATCTGCGACCGTTGATGGACTTGTCCAAAAAAGGTTAAATAATGCTTTACAAGGGCAAAGAGTAGAAAATCAAAAACTAGCGAAGGAAACCGAGTTTCGTCAAAAGCATGAAATGAATGACGAGCAATGGAAACAATTCACTGATTTTGCTAAATCTAAATCTCTTGAATTAGACGATATATACTTTTTAATGAATCGTAAGAATCGTGATGAGAAGATAGCTGATAACGCCAGACAAGAAGTTCATAATAAAATGAAAGAGGTCCAAGGTCAACCGGGTACACTTGCAACACAAGGAAGTACTCAAGTTGAAAAATCTCCAGACGATTCAGTTTTTGAAGCCATTTTGGGTTC